GGCGGGGCGGTCCGTTTCGCGAGAGCGGACAGGCAATCCTTCGGCGCCCGGTCAACGCCCCGCCGTTTCCAATCATCTCTCAAAGGAACTCGAGGAGCCTCTGATGCCGGTCAGGATTATCACCGCCGACGAACGGCTGTCGGCAGCCAATAACAAGACGTCCGTGGCAATCTTCGGTCCAAGCGGGGTTGGCAAGACCAGACTGCTCAAGTCTCTCCCACCCGAACAGACTGTCTGCCTCGATCTCGAGGCCGGCATGAAATCCGTGCAGGACTGGCCGGGCGCCAGCATCCCGGTCCGCAGCTTCGTTGATTTCCGTGACCTGGTTGTCCTGATTGGAGGCGCGGATCCGGCCGCCGATGCCAACGCCTGGTATAGCGCGCAGCATCTTCAGCACGTACGCGGCGTCTATGCCGGTGGCGGTCTCGAGGAATTCCTCGCCTCGAAATCGATCGTCTTCGTCGACAGCATCACCGATCTCACGCGCCAGGTGATGACCTATGCCCGTCAGCAGCCGGAAGCCATTTCGGAGCGCACGGGGAAGCCCGATGTCCGCGGCGCTTACGGACTGCTTGGCCGCGACGTCATTCAGGCGCTCAAGCACCTGCAACATGCGCCCGGCAAAACGGTGATCTTCGTCGGCGTCTTGGAGAAAGTGACCGACGAATTCAGCGTCACAACCTGGCAGCCGCAAATGGAGGGCTCAAAAGCCGGCCGTGAACTTCCTGGCATCGTCGACCAAGTGCTGTCGCTGCATCTGTTTTCACGCGATGCCGACGGCGGCTATGTGCTCGACGAGAAAGCAAGCGAACGCCGCTTCGTCTGCCGCGCCGGCAATCCTTTCGGGCTCCCCGCCAAGGATCGCAGCGGCCGTCTCGATATGACCGAGCCGCCGGATCTCGGCGCGCTGCTTGCCAAGATCAACCTGCTGCAGACCCGCGCCGCATAGCGAAACGCTCATCAAAGGAGACACCGATGTACGACCTCAACGACGCCCAGCCGCAGATGGCGCCCATGGGCGAACTCATTCCGGACGGCGCATTTGCCAGGGTGAAAATGACGATCCGTCCGGGCGGCCTGAACGGTTCAACTCCAATCGATGCCGGACTGCTCAAGGCCTCACAATCGAGCGACGCCAAGCTGCTCGACTGCGAATTCACCGTCGTGTCTGGCCCTTATGTCCGGCGCAAGTTCTGGCAGAATTTCACCGTCGCCGGTGGCAAGCTTGATGAGAAGGGACAGTCCAAGGGCTGGAATATTTCCAAAAGCACCTTCCGCGCTATGGTCGACAGCGCACTTGGGCTTGATCCCAAGGACGAGAGCGCCACCGCAAAGCAAAAACGCGTCATCCAGGGCCTAAAGCAGCTCGACGGGATCGTGTTCGCCGCTCGGATCATGGTCGAGCCGGCCTCGAACCCGCAATACAAGGACCAGAACAAGCTTGCCAATGTGGTTCTGCCGGGCGAGCCGCAATATGCGGCCATCATGCGCGATGAGAACGTGCCGCCGGATCCGGTCAACGCCAAGCCGCGCAAAGCCGCTGAGTCCGCCACACCGGCGCCGGCTTGGGGAAGCCCTGCAACGCCGTCGCCTGCGCCAGGCGGCGTGCCGTGGGCCAACACCGGCGAAACCAAGCCGCCGCAGGGCGCGCCCGCGCCGGGTCCGGCCTGGCTCAATGGCTGAGGCAACCGGCGCGCCATGACCGATGACGAGTGGCAGGCGCATGTCGCGCGCGAAGCGGCAAAGGCGATCGGCGAATGGCTCGAAGGAAGAGGAAGGCTTCATCAGCCAATCCGCTGTCTGACCATGAGCGATCTCGAGGCGATGGCGCAAAACGCGATCAGCGTCTTCATTGTGAAGACATCTCAGCGGATCAGGGAGCGCCCCGACGAGCCCGAGTCGCGGAGGCTCTCGATTCTCTTGGGGTGAGGCCTTGCGCTATCTGCAGCCGCGAAAGTCGCGGCTTCCATTACACCCACGACCTTCGCGTCGATCGTTATCCAACTTACGCCTTCTGCTCGATGCGCTGCCTCGATGCCGGGGCAGCGATCGCTACCAGGACCCGCGGCATGATCGACAAAACCGAGATGGAGATCCGCGCGATCAAGGAGTCGCGCCGGTTTCTTGCGGAGGTCCTCACTGAACTCGGGTTGATGGCGCCCTTCCATAATCGCAGTGCCGAAGAGATCGATCGCATCATCGAGGCCTGCGTCGACGGATTTCAGACCGCCATGCAGCGCCAATCACTTTCAGACAACATTCCGTTTTGAAGCGCTCGGATGATCGATCTGAATCACAAATCCGGCTGTCAGTACGAGAATCCGAGCCGGCCACCCGGCATCGCGGTCGCGGTGAATGCCGCGATCGATGACGCGCTGAGCGCGCGGGATCGGGCGCAGCCGCCGCGGCGATACGTCAGTACATCCGGACTCGGGCGCGAGTGTCTGCGGCAGATTCAGTATGACTATCTCGCCGTGCCGAAGGACGAAGGACGGGAATTCGAGCCAAAGACCCTGCGTATCTTCGAGGCCGGGCATCGCGCCGAGGACATCGTCGCCGGCTGGCTGCGGGCGGCCGGGTTCGACCTGCGTACGCAGCGGTCGGATGGACGCCAGTTCGGGTTTTCTACGCTCGACGACCGCTTCAGGGGCCACATCGATGGCTGCCTAATTGCCGGCCCGGTCGCGATGGAATTTCCGGCGCTCTGGGAGAACAAGGCCGTGGGAGCGGCGCCCTGGAAGGAGATCGTCAAGCGAGGCGTCGTGTTGACGCGGCCGATCTATGCGGCGCAGATCGCGCTCTACCAGGCCTATCTCGATCTGCCGAGCCCGGCCCTGTTCACCGCGCTCAACCGCGACACCTTCGAGCTTCACTGTGAACTGGTTCCGTTCGATGCACCGCTTGCCCAACGCGCGAGCGATCGCGCCGTCGAGATCGTCCGCGCCAGTGGCATGCAGGAACTCCTGCCGCGCGCCGTTGCCGACCGCAGCTCTGCGATCTGCCGCGGCGGTTGGGCCGGCGGGGAATGGCACGGCGCTTGCGCCTGGCAAGACCGCTGCTGGAGCGCGGCGCCATGAGCGACATCACGCCCTCCGACACGCAGGCGCGCGCCATTGCAGCCATCAAGGACTGGTTCAAGAACCGGGCTGATCAGCAGCAGGTCTTCCGGCTGTTTGGTTATGCCGGCACCGGGAAAAGCACCGTTCTGAAATTTGCGCTCGACGAACTCGGGCTCGAACCGCACAAGAGCGATCGCGAGGACGGCTCGTGCGTGCCAGGCGTCGTGACCGCCACGTTTACCGGCAAGGCCGCCCTGGTGCTGCGCCGAAAGGGCACGCCGGCGCGTACGATTCACAGCCTGATCTACAGCGTGACCGTCGCCACTGACGAGGAAATCGAGGCGGCGCATAAGAAGATCGGCGAGGCCGAGCAGGATGCGCTTAAGCTTGCGGGCTTCGAGCGCACGGCCGCGGAAGCGGCGATCGAGGCCATGCGGCAGGCTCTGTCACAGATGAAGAAGCCGCGGTTCGCGCTCAATCCGCAGAGCGATGCCGCTCAGGCCAGGTTGATCGTGCTCGACGAGGTCTCCATGGTCGGCGAAGACATGGCACGCGACCTGATGAGCTTTAGTAAACCCATCCTCGTTCTGGGCGATCCGGGTCAGCTCCCGCCGATCAAAGGCGAAGGCGCGTTCACCAACTATGCCCCCGACGTCATGCTCACCGAAATCCATCGCCAGGCCGAGGAAAGCGCCATCATCCGGCTCGCCACCATGGCGCGGCGCGGCGAGCCGATCGGCTTTGGCCAGTACGACACCTTCGTCTGGAAAATGCGCAAGATGGACGTGACGCCGGAGCAATGCCTGCGCGGCGGCCAGGTGATCTGTGGGCTTAATGCTACGCGGCTGCAGCTTAACAATGCGATGCGGCGGGCCGCCGGCTTTGATGATAGTTGGCTGCCCACCGGCCGCGGCGAGAAGATCATCTGCCTGAAAAATCAAAATGATATCGGCCTGATCAACGGGATGTTCGTCACGCTTGAGGACGTCGTCGACGAAGGAAGCCTGTTCGTCTCGGCAATCGTAACTGACGAGGAGGCCAACGCGGTCGGTCGTTTCGGTAGCGATGGCAAGCGCGAGCGGCTGCGCATCTACAAGGGGCATTTCGAAGACCATGTCGCCTTCGACCGGCAGCGCCACGACCGCGACTGGAAGCACAAGCGCAATTTGACCGAGGCGACCTTCGGCTGGGCAATCACAGGGCACAAATCACAAGGCTCTCAATGGGAGAACGTCATCGTCTGGGATGATGGTCTCGGCCGTACCGAGGCCGACCGTCGCCGTTGGCTCTACACCGTGATCACGCGCGCCGAGCGAGGACTGGTGATCCTGTCATGATCGATCTCAACGAGGTCTGGTGGCCGCCGGTCCGGTACGACCTCGATGAAATCCGGGAACGACTCTGCGCGACGGCAGCCGACTGGCTGCCGTCGTTGTTTCCGCAGGCGCGTATCTCGCCTGACCGCAAGAACTTGCGCTGCGCCGACCTCTCCGGTCGTGCGTCGCGCAATGAGGGCTCCTGTGTCATCCACTTACGCGGTCCTCGCGCCGGCTGGGGATACGACCACGCGACGGGCGAATGCGCTGGCCCGATCGACCTCGTCCACCATGGCACTGGCCTCACGCCGCCGGCGCTGTTCGAGGAAGCCGCGCGTTATGCCCGTTTGAACCAGCCAGCGCCGGTGCGATCCGTGCCGGCGACGCCGGACCACAGCCACGAGGTCGCCCGGATCCTCGCGGGTTGCGCGCCGCTCGCCGGGAGCGTGGCCGAGCACTATCTTCACGGCCGCGGTCTTCGCAATCCAGCGTCACCCGATCTGCTGTTCAACCCGGACCTTGCTGATTTTGAGACGCGTCGCGGCTGGCCCGGCATGGTAGCCCGCGTCCGCAACCGCGCCGGTGAGCCGACCGGCGGCATCCATCGCACGTACCTGCGCGATGACGGCTCAGGCAAAGCGCCGGCTGGCAAGAAGATGCTGGGGCCAGTCGCCGGCGGATCGGTGCGGCTGTGGCCAATGCCAGAGGATGGCCATATCGGTGTCGCCGAGGGGATCGAGACCGCTCTCGCCGCTCAGGCGATCTTCACAATCTCGACCTGGGCTGCGCTATCCGCCGATGGGCTCCGGAAGTGGGAGTGGCCGCCTAATATCAGGCGCGTGACGATCTTTGCGGACGCGGGCGACGCCGGAAAGCACGCAGCGGCCGCGCTCGCCGATCGCCTTAACGCGGCGGGCGTCGCGAATACGATTGTCTCGCCACTGCATGGCGATGACTTCAACGACGATTTGCGTCGCGGCGCAACAGCCGAGGACTATAAAGGTAAGCTTCCGCGATCAGCACCGTTGCTGACGACCGCGGCCGATTTCGAGGCGGCGGCGCGTGCGCTGACGAGGCCGCCCGAGCTGCAGGCGTTGGGCACGATCCTCGGTCAGATCGTCACTGCGCGCTTGGAGCCGTTGCCTGAACGGCACGTGCTGAGTTCGATCAAGGTGGCCACCGGCATCCCGGTCGCAGTCCTCGAAAAACAGATCGGCGAGTTGCGCCGCCGGCTGAACGCCACGGGAGATATCCACCGACAGCCGATGCGTCCACGTTGGGCGAGCCAGCTTCGCCTCGACCCTGCCGGCACGCCCGAGCGCAACGAGGCAAACGTCATCACGGCGCTCTCCAATGACGAGGCATTCGCCGGCGCGCTCGTGTTCGACGACTTCCGCCAGGAAATCCTGGTGACGCGCAACTTGCCATGGGACGACTCGATCACTAGTCCGCCGCGAGCCTGGAGCGACGCCGATGATGTGCGGTGCGCCGAGTGGCTGCAGCGACGCGAGATCAATGTTGCCCCCGCTATGGTTAGCCGAAGCGTCGGTGCGGTGGCGCGCGAGGTGCGCGTGCATCCGGTCCGCGACTACCTCGGCCACCTTCGCTGGGATGGGGTGGCGCGGTTGGAACGGTGGACGATTGCCTATCTCGGCGCCGACGACACGCAGCTCAACAGGGCCTTCGGCGCGCGCTGGATGATCTCGGCGGTGGCTCGGATCATGCAGCCTGGCGCCAAGGCCGATCATATGCTGATCCTGGAAGGCCCGCAGGGAGCCAAGAAGTCCAGCGCCATCAAGACGCTGGCCGGCGCGGATTGGTTCACAGACGAAATCGCCGAGATCGGCAGCAAGGACGCGGCGCAGCAGATGCGCGGCATCTGGATCATCGAGATCGCCGAGCTCGATGCCATCAGCCGAGCCGAGGTCTCACGGATCAAGGCGTTCCTGACCAGGACCACCGACCGCTACCGTCCGCCCTATGAGCGCTACATCGTCACCGTGCCGCGCCAGTGCGTGTTCGCCGGCAGCGTCAATCCGGAGACCTACCTTCGCGACGAGACCGGCAACCGCCGCTTCTGGCCGGTCCGATGTGGAAGCATCGATGTCGACGCGCTTGCGCGCGACCGCGACCAGCTCTGGGCGGAAGCCGTCGCGCGGTACCGGGACGGCGCGATCTGGTGGCTGGACGAGCCCGAGCTCGTCGCATCAGCCAAGGCTGAACAGGACCAGCGCTATCACGTAGATGCCTGGGACGCACGTATCGACCGGTGGCTCGTCTACGAGCGGCGCCGGGTCAACCACGGCTACGGGAACTTCGATGATTGGCGCGACGAAGAGGTCGAGCGGTCGACACCGCTGATCGATGTATCCGTAGGTGAAATTCTCGAAGGTGCCTTGTGCATTGAACCGGCGCGATGGACACGGGCCGACCAGATGCGAGTAACAGCCTACCTTAAAGCTCGCGGTTGGAACCGCTATCAGGCGAGGGTGGGCAATGGACGCAACTCTTTACGCGAATGGCGATATCGCCGGTAGTTTTGGCCTTCTTGCTTCCAAGCTATGTCAGATTTCGGCCAGGCTACGGACCCGCTCCAGACTCACGGTTTGGGGTTGGGAAGGCCACTTCCGATAGCAAAGAAACGACACCCATCCGCATCAATATTTGAACTTGGCATTTACGGTGTCTTGAACAATCTTCTTCAGCTCCGCAAGCTTCAACGGCTTTACAGACACGCCGTCATGGACAGCCAACTTATGAACGCGCCGACCGGCGTGCAATTAAATGCGCCATTCCTCGTGACGGACCGACTCGTAGAAATCGATGCATGGACCGCCGGAAGTGCGGCCGAGCAATTCGCGCTTGGGCTCAAGTCTGTTCACGAGGCCCGCAAAATATTCCTTTTCGCCCGACCAAGCCTCTTTCTCATTCTTCAGTTCGAGATGCCTACGGTAGATGTAAGACACGGCGTCAGCCACCTGGATCAGTGACGAGTGGTGCGACTTGATCGAAAATGCGGTGTTGACGATCTGGTCAAACCGCTCTTCGGAAAGAAGAGCCTTCCCTTTCTTCTTCCTCCTAGTTCCCTCGTAGATTGGATCGAACCATGGATCCGCGGCGTACAGCGCATCCACGAGTTTGGGCATGTCGGTCTTTTTCTCGTCGCACATGAGAACCGTGTGTCCTTTGTTCCTTTTCTCCTTCTGCATCTTCTGTTGCACGAGCGCAGACACGAACATAGCAGCCCCTAACCAATAGCCGGTTCCAAATGTCTTCTGCTGTACGGCCTTGGCTGCCGCTTCGAACTTCTTCAAAGAAAATGCCACGGCAAAAATCCGAGCGCACTGGACGACCAGATCGCAAACTTCTGAGAGAAACGCTTTGCGCTCGTTGGCATCGACCTTGCTCCAGCCCCCATTGCCGTTGATGAAGGCGTGGGTTTTCAATTCCTTCGGCGCTCCCTCGTGTTTCGCGAGGAACGTTTTGATCATTTCATCGAACGTGGCGGTATGTTTGCGCAGCCGATAGGCGTCGATTAGCACACCGGCCATGACGAACACGTCGGTATGATCCTTTTCGCCTGACTCATCGACATAGACGAATTTCATCCCACCCTCCCTCCTTGGGCCAACCCTGAATACTCCATCCGTGTCACCAACCTCTTTCCGTGTCACCAACCTTCGAGAGAGGTTGGTGACACGAAAATCGCTGTGAAAACAATGGTGTCACCAACGTCACCAACGTCACCAACGGGTTGGAGAGTCATGCGCGGAAATGGATACGAAGGTCGGGATTCAATCTTCCCTATAGAAATGTTTGCGTCCCGGTTGGTGACACCGAGGTTGGTGACACAGCGATTCAACGCTCTGAAAACACAGAACAAAGTCGTGTCACCGACCACCGCAGAGGTTGGTGACACCTATTGCACTCTGACGCCTGCGCGAATTCGTCATGCGGCGCGACGAATTTCCTTGCATGCCGATTCCCCGTATCTAGAATCCAATCTGACCAAAGCCGAAGGCCCACATCTTGTGAGCCTTCGTTGTGAAACCCTCCACATCATCTCTGCCGTCGCCGGCACCCGATCCCGCCGCAAGACTGCTTTGCGGTGAAAGATCGACCATTCTTGCGCTCGATCTCGGCTCGTCGACCGGCTGGGCGCTCCGTGCCGCCGACGGCGCCATCACCAGTGGCGTGCAGCAGTTCCGGCCGAGCCGCTTCGAAGGCGGCGGCATGGCCTTCCTGCGCTTCAATCATTGGCTGAGCGAACTCGCCGAGAGCTCAGGCCCGATTGGCGCGGTGTTTTTCGAGGAAGTACGGGCACATGCTGGCACGCTGGCGGCCCACGTGTACGGCGGTTTTCTCGCTCACCTCGAAGCCTGGGCTGAATTCCGCGATATCCCTTACCAGGGCGTGCCGGTCGGAACGATCAAACGCTTCATTGCCGGCAAGGGCAACGCCGACAAGCGGGCGGTCGTCGCCGCAGTGAAGGCACGTGGCTTCGCCCCGGCCGACGACAACGAGGCCGACGCAATCTCGATCCTCCTTTGGGCGATCGAGAACTATGGAGGCGCGTCGTGAGCCGGACGCGCCTGCCTGACCGACGGCCCAGCATGACCATGCATTTCGTCTACGAGGCGAACACCTACTCCGTCACGCTCGGCTTCGATGTCGCCAACGATCGCATCGGCGAAGTGTTCACGCATGGCGCCAAGATCGGCTCGGCGATGGAGCGCCTCCTCGACGATGCCTGCGTCGCGCTCTCGCTCCTGCTCCAGCACGGCGTGTCGCCTGATGCCCTCACCGCCAGCATGGGCCGGATCGGCGACGGTGAAACGCCCGCCTCTATCATCGGTGCGCTTGCTGACCTGATTGCCCGAGAGTCGAGGCAGCAATGACGACGAAACAGAAGCGGAAAGCCCGGGGCTCCAAACCAAGCGCGCCCGCCGGGCGGCAGCGCCTGACTCGTACGGTCGTAGAGTTCGATCCCAACGGCATCGAGGTCACGCATCACCGGACCGTCGACACGCTCGGGCTCATGCTGCGATCGAGGGCGATCACGCCTGCGATGCATGATGCGGCGCGTGACTTCCAGGCCGCGTTTACGATCGCCTGCTTCGATTCCATGCCGCGATCAAATCTGATGCTCATGGCGAGGCCAACTCCCGGCAAATATCGCCCCGCTGACTTTACCGATACACAGATCGCCGCACGCGAACGCGTGGCGAAAGCGCTCGACGCTCTCGGTGGACATGGTTCGCCGGCCGGCTCATGCGTCTGGCATGTCGTCGGCATGCAGACCTCGATCCGCGAGTGGGCGCTCCGCCGGGGTTGGAGCGGACGACCGGTGCGGCAGGAAAGCGCGCAGGGGATACTGCTCGCGGCCCTTGGTGTGCTGATGAAGCACTACGGCATTCGCGAAACAGACACGAGGTGAAGCTAAGAACTATTGATGCTCGCCGTGATTCTTGAGTCGGATCAATCGCTTGCAGACAAAATGCAGCAAACGATTGTTTTCGAATTGACGGGCGTCCGATGCAAGTCTAGCTATTTCACCACGGTCCACGAGTGCGCCAACGAAGCGATGGCGCGGCGGATCGAAAACCCTATCACGATGAAACTGGTCATCAACGCCACAGACCAAGTCCTGGCGCGGTACGGCAATCAGCTGGCCGCGCTGGGTGATGGACAGGCGCGCACCGCCATGTCGCGGGCGCTGAACCACGAAGGCGACAAGGGCCGAACCCAGGTCAAGCGCGCGCTCGTCAAGCAGACCGGGATCAAGTACGGCGCCATCGACAAAGCCATGGCAACCATCCGCTCGACGCCGGCAACCTTGGCCTATCAGCTCAAGGCGCGTGGCGAGGAAACCAACATCGCCTGGTTCGGCGGCAAGCAGCGCGGCAAAGGCGTGTCGGCTGCGCCCTGGAACAAGCGCCGCATATTCCGGCACGCATTCATCGTGCCGAAGTTCGGTCGGGCCTTCATTCGCACGTCGAAGAAGCGTCTGCCGATCCGCTGGCTCTATGGCCCCAATCTCGGACGCGAGCTTGTGAAGGACTACAGCGCTGCAGCTTGGCACAGCGGTGTCGCGAACATCATCGCACGCGTCGGCCACGAGATCGGACGCATGCTGCCGCGTTGACGCACGCTCGCAGGCAATTCAACGGGTCCTTCCTTCGGGGGCCACGCAAGCGGTGGCGCCGCCGCCCGGAAAACGCGCGTTTTTACATATTGGAAAACCTCAGTTTGGTTTGGTTTCGCGGCCGAATAGCTCAACAATAACAATGCTCGACGCTCAAAAACCCTCAGCCGCCTGGCCGGCGGCGAAAATCGAATTCTGGCCGATCGACCGGCTCACCGTGAACCCGCGCAACGCGCGCCTTCATGGCGCTGAGCAGATCGAGCAGATCCGGGCATCCCTGCGCGAGTTCGGCTGGACCATGCCGGTGCTGGTGCGAGAAAATGGCATGCTGGTTGCCGGTCATGGTCGGCTCGAGGCGGCCAAGCTCGAGGGCATTGCCGAAGTGCCAACGATTGTCGCGCGCGGCTGGAGCGAGGCGCAGTGCCAGGCGTACGCAATCGCGGACAACCGGCTGACTGAATCGAGTGAGTGGAATGATGAACTGCTCCGGCTTGAGCTCGATGATCTACGCGAGGCCGGTTTCGACTTGACGCTGACCGGTTTCTCCGAGACTGACCTCGACCGACTTCTGCAGGTGGGCGACGACCTTGATGGCGACCCAGATGATGCGCCTGAGCCGCCAACAGAACCGATCAGTCGCCCCGGCGATATGTGGATTTGTGGCGAGCACAGAGTGCTGTGTGGCGACGCCACTGTGCTGAGTGACGTCGAGAAGGTGCTGGATGGCGAACTCGCGGATATGACATTCTGCGACCCCCCCTATGGTGTGAACTACGCGAATTCGACTGACGACAAGCGGCGCGTAAAGAACCGCCCGATCCTGAACGACAATCTCGGCGAGGAGTTTGGCACGTTCCTCTACGACGCCTGCGTTAACATCCTGACCGTAACCAAGGGAGCCGTCTATGTCTGCATGTCGTCATCCGAACTGGACACGCTGCAGAAGGCTTTCCGCAAGGCAGGCGGCAAGTGGTCGACTTTCGTGATCTGGGCCAAGAACACTTTCACGCTCGGCCGGTCTGATTATCAGCGCCAGTACGAGCCGATTCTCTATGGCTGGAAGAACGGCGCCGATCACTATTGGTGCGGCGCGCGCGACCAGGGCGATGTGTGGTTCTTCGATAAGCCGGCGAAGAATGATCTGCACCCGACGATGAAGCCAGTGGCGCTGGTGGAACGGGCAATCCGCAATTCGTCCAAGAGCCGCGACGTCGTGCTCGATCCGTTCGGCGGCTCAGGCACGACGCTGATTGCGGCGGAGCGGGCTGGACGCCGGGCGCGGCTAATCGAGCTTGATCCAAAATACGTCGATGTCATCGTTCAGCGCTGGCAGAGCATGACTGGTAACACCGCCATGCGTGACACGGGCGCCAAATTCTTCGTCGGGCTTCGTAAAGGGAGTTGTTAATCATCTCTGTCATGGTTTAGAAAATAGGCAGGAGATAGGAATCGAATAAATGGCGGTCCGGGCGCTGCATACGATCGGGTACGAGGGTAGTTCGATCGGCGATTTTCTGGCCATGCTGGAGAGTGCTGGGATCAATCTTCTGATTGACGTGCGCGACGTACCCATTTCTCGAAAGCGGGGCTTCTCGAAGAATGGCCTCGCAAGTTCACTTGCGCTGCGCCGTATCGAGTACTTGCATCTCAAAGGCCTCGGCGATCCTAAACCTGGCCGCGTCGCCGCCCGCGAGGGCCGTTATAAGGACTTTCAGCGGATCTTTGCTGCCCATCTTCGCACTGAGATCGCTCAGGTGGATATGATCCGAGGGATTGAGGCGGCTTCCAATAAGATGGCTTGTCTACTGTGCTTCGAGCGCGACCATAGGTATTGCCACCGCTGCATGGTTGCTGAGGAAATGGCTTGTCGCAGCGGCTTCAAACTTGTCCACCTGGGTGCCCAGCCAGGCCCGACCAGGAAAAGCGCCAAGGCTCTTAAGTGCGCGCATGACGGAGATACTGCCCTCCTCGGGTAACACCGATGCGATCGTAATCATCAAGGCTGCTCCGCAAGTCGGGCAGCGGCACGGCGAGACCGTATGTTGTGCAGGCCTCGACCTCTACGGAAATTGGCTGCGACTTTATCCAGTGTCATTCCGGACGCTGGACGAGGGCCAGAAGTTCGGACGCTGGGATCGCATAAGATTCAAATGGCGGCGTTCCAGCGACGACCCACGACCAGAAAGTCGACGTCTTGATCAGCAATCGATTCAGATCGTTGGCGAGCTAAAGCAATCGGAACGCGAAACATTTCTGGCTAATTCGATTGTGACCAGCCTTACGCGAGAGCGCGAGGCCGGCAGGAGCCTTGCGCTCATCAAGCCTGAGATTATCGAATTCAAACACGAGAGAAAGAGCAAAGAGGATTTGGTTGAGGAGTCCAAGCGGTTTGAGACACTCCGAGCTCAAGCTGACCTGTTTGCCAAAAAACTGACGCCATACCAACCTTGCCCGCTTCACTTTCGTTATCGGTATCGAATCGATGACGGTCTGCGTGAGGGTACATGCCAGGATTGGGAGATCGAGGCGACATACTTCAAATGGGCCAAGCTGTATGGTGAGGAGCGCGCCCTTATGGAGATGACCCGAGTCTTCGGTGAAGAGTATCCGAAGAGAGGAATGCTGCTCGCAATGGGCACACATTCACTCTACCCCGACACATGGCTGATCAACGGAGTGATCCGTTTAGATGAAATCCGTCAGTTATCCTTGCTCTGATTGCAGTTTCAGAATCTGTTTTGTTGGGACGCTGCCGCCAAGTTATGATCGCCCGTATGGCTTAGCCAATCATCGAGCCTGGTGGTTATGGCGCGAACCGCAGCAAAGACCGGCGACCATGACGCCTCCGGGACGATTCCGGTGGAGGTGGCTGCCAAGCTCTTGATGGTCACACCGGAATGGGTCCGGCGACTGACCAAGGACGGCTGGATCGTCAAGACCGACCGTGGCCGTTACCGCGTGGTCGATGTGGTGCAGGGCTATATCCGCTTCCTGAAGGACGAGGCGCGTCGATCGAGTAAAACGGCGTCGCTCAGCCGGCTGCAGGATATTCGTACCCGCAAGGAGGAACTGGCGGTCGCGCAGACCGAGCGCGAGCTCGTGCCACTGGTGGAAGCCATGACGCTGGTGGACGAGGTGGCGGGCGCCGTGGTCGCGCGGATCAATGCGATTCCGGCGCGCTTGACCCGCAACATCGAGCAGCGGGAACAGCTGCAGCGAGAAGTGGATGATGCGCTCACCGAAGTGGCCGACCGCATCGCAAAACTCGGCCGCTCTTATCGAGCGGGTGACGAGGATCCTGCGGCCGAGGAAGAAGGTATCGACTGATCGTTGGTCACGGGAGAACCGGGTCTATCCGCTCTCCTCGGGCCGGCCGGGGCCGAAGGATCCAGCGCTCACCCCATACATGATCCCGTTCATGCGGGCCTTCGAGGACGCGCGCTACAATACCGTGGTGTTCGTCTGTGGGGGCCAGATGGGCAAAACCGATAGTGTCATCGACGTGATCCTGTCGCGGCTCGATCAGCGTCCGGTGCCGATCATCTACGCCGGCCCAGATCGCAATTTCGTCACCGACCAGTTCGAGCCGCGGTTCGACGATGCGCTCAACCGATCGCCAAGCCTTTCGGTGAAGCTGGCGCGCGGCAAGAAGAACAAGAAGACTCGCAAGATCGTCTCCGGCGTGCCGGTGCGTCTGGCCTGGGCAGGCTCGGCGAACCAGCTCAAGTCGGATCCGGCGGGCCTGGCCATCGTCGACGAACGCGACGGTATGGCCAAAAACATCAAGGGCGAAGGCGACCCCGTGCGTCTGCTCGAGGTCCGCGGTGATACCCATGCTGACTTTACGCTCGGGGTGACGTCCACACCAACGGAAGGCGCGGTCGAGATCAAGCGGGATCAGGACTCTGGCCTCGCGTTCTGGAAAGTCGTGGACCAGGATGATATCGCGACCCTCGACAGTCCGATCTGGAAGCTCTGGCAGCGCGGCACCCGATATCACTGGGCGTGGCCGTGTCCGCATTGCGAGGACTACTTTATCCCGCGGTTCGACTGCCTGGTCATTCCGAAGATCGACATCACGCCGAAGGGCAGCAAAGAGAACATCGAACGCGACGCGACCGCGATCGAAGCGCGCCGGCTCGCTTTCTTGCAATGCCCCAAGTGTGACGGCGTCATCGAGGAGAAGCACAAGTTCCAGATGAACGCCCACGGCGTCTATGTCGCGCCATGCCAGCGGATCGAACCGGATGGCCGTGTGATCGGCGATCCGCCGGATGGTACGACCGTGAGCTTCTGGGTCTCGGGGTTGGCGTCGCCCTTCGTATCGTTTGGCGAGCGTGCCGGCCGCTATGTCGAGGCGTTGAACTCGGGTGATCAGGAAGAAGTCCAGACCGTCATCAATGGGGGGTTCGGAGAGCTGTGGGCGCCGGCCGGCGGTGACGCCCCGGAATGGGCAGACGTCGCTCGCCTGAAGCTGCCATATCGCTCCGGCGAAATTCCGGACGGCGTCTTGCTGCTCACCGCAGGCATTGACGTCCAGAAGAACCGGCTGGTCTATGTCATTCGCGGATTTGGCACTCGCCAGGAAAGCTGGCTGATCGAGCAGAACGAAATCTGGGGCGCGACTGAACAAGGCGATGTCTGGACCGACCTCGCTGAGCTCTTAGCGCGGCCGATAGGCGGGACTGTAATCCGTCGCGCCTTTATCGATTCAGGGTTCCGGCCCGGCAAGAAAGATGAGGTACCAGAGCATCGCGTCTACGAGTTCTGCCGGCGGCACGCGCGCGTTGTTTATGCGGTGAAGGGGTTCGATCATCGCGACCAGCCGCTGTCGGTCAAGCGCATCGACGTGACGCCCAAGGGCAAGGCTGCAAAGTACGGTCTTGATCTGGTTCGTCTCGACAGCGACTTCTTCAAATCCTGGGTGCATGAACGGGTGCGCTGGCCCGACGATCAGCCCGGCGGCTGGCATCTGCCAAGCGACACCACGGAGGCCTATTGTCGGCAGATCGTCTCCGAAGGCCGGGTCAAGAAACCTTCCGGCGGCTATACCTGGGTGCAGCGCTCGCGCGACAACCATTATCTCGACTGCGAGGCGATGGCTTATGCGGCGGCTTACATGCTGGGCGTGCAACGCATCGCCGACACTGCGCAGCCGCGACAGCCAAGGCCGAAAGCAAGATCACAGCCAACCGACACCATGCGGCAGGTGAAGCCTGTGACCAGCGTCACCGCCTTGGCGCGGCTCAACATGGGCCGATGAAATATGGCGAGTGCCGCTGAAATTGCCGCGTGGCGCGCACAGCTTGCAGAGGCCGAGGCCGCACTGCATGCGGTTGTCGTTCAAGGCAGCGTCGCGCGCATGCGTCATGGTGACAAGAGCATGGAATGGAACGCGCAGAATGTCGGTACGCTGCGCGGCTACATCGCTGAGCTGCGGAGCAAGCTCGGACTGAACGGTCGTGGCCTTGCGCGCCGAGTGAGTTTCTGATGGCAAATCTCCTCGGGCCCGACGGCAGTCCGCTGAAGCTTCCGGCCGCGCCGCGTTCCACGGCGCGCATGCTGGCGGCCGGCTATGCCGGCGCTTCGGTCACCGATCCGGATCTGGCGCAATGGCGCCCGCCCTTGTGGTCGGCGCAGACGGCGCTGTCGCCGGATCGTCCGGTGCTGGCGGCGCGGATCCACGATCTCGCCCGCAACGACGGATGGGCGTCGGGCGGTGTCACGCGGCAAGTCGATGCCGTGATCGGCGCCGGTTGGCGATTGTCGTCGAAGCCCAATGCGCGCTCGCTCAAGATCGATCCGGACGTGGCATCGGATCTGGCCTCCGACATCGAGGCCGCCTGGA